AGCTGTCTGGTCTTCTCAGCGTCCAACGTCGAACACTTTGATCGACCCGCCTACCTTCCCAAGGAAGGCGACGAAGAGACATGATCCCCGAGGGATGCCCATTGGATATTGACCCAATAGAAATAGGGAAGCTAATCCAACAAGTGGAATTCCTAACGACGCAGGTACAAGAAAATAACAGACGGCTGAAGGATTTAGAGAATCACCTTGAGAGAACGCGAGGCATGGGGCTGGGCATTTTATTGGCGAGTGTAGGCATCAGCGCCGGGGGCGCTTCAGTGATAACAAGGTGGATGAGTGGCGGATGACGGCGTAAATTTAAGCGACAAAACCAGCGTCGGAATGCCTATAAGAAATCTTATAGGGTTAATAGGTACGGTTTGTGTGGGGGCATGGGGTTACTTTGGGATACTTGAGAGGCTGAATGTAGTAGAAACAAACCAGATACTTATGTCTGCTGATGTAACAAAGAACTCTGTCTTCTCAGAGAAATGGCCCAGAGGAGAGTTAGGTTCCCTACCGGCAGATGCTGAACAATTCATGTTGATTGAACACCTGTCTGGCGAGTTTGAAAAACTATTAAAAAATATTGAAGATGGTAATGCTCCATTTGATAGGCAACAGGCGCTTACCCTAGATTTCTACCGACAGAGGATAGAAGCCTTGGAGAAGAAGGTAGAGATACTGAAGGATAAGGTTGCACAAATTAAGTTTGGCAATGGAGCGCACTAATGGAAGTCATGTTTGTATTGTTATTGTATATGAATGACAACCTAAAGGAATGGATGGGTCATTATGAGAATGATTCTGGAGAGTGGGTCGAGATGGGTATGTCTGGATGCTTGGGTATGAAGCGCACCCTAAAAAGAAATGGTTGGAAGGATACGGCATCTGGGAGGACTCGGTTTACTTGCGAGGAACGTATGGTCGAGTTGAAAATAAACAAAGATGGAAATGTTGTAGTGGCGAAGGTATTATGAATTATTAGGAGAATAATATGTGGAAAAACGTAACGGAATGGTCGGCAAAGAGAAAGGTGATATTATTTGTCATCGTCGGTTTTTTAGTATTAGCCGCTATAGGCCAATTAACTGGATGGTGGTCCTCGGAGCCTGTAGTCTCGTAGGATGCACGACAATAAAGAAAGCCGGGATTACCTCCCTAGCGACGGCGGGAGGTGCTACTGTGGCGACTGCATTGAGTGGGGGTGTAGCTGCTCCGATACTGGGTGGCACGACAGGTGCCTTTGTGGGAAGTGTGGTGACAGATATGATACTGGACATTCCGGGGAGGAAATGCATGACTAATTGTGCGCCTGATAATTTTTGGAGTTTACTCGGTAGTGTAATAGAAATGGGCGGTTGGGCTTTAATATTAATAGTTGTGGTTCCTATGATCTTTTCGTGGCTATTGCCCGGCCCGATTAAATTCAAGGGCAAAGATAAGTAGTGTTCTTTTAACTAGGTGTAATCAAGAGGAGTAAATTATGGTACGTTCAATGTTTTTAAATAATCCACAAGTTCGAGCTATGGACAGATTCTTTGAAGCTGCTATGGGGAGAAACTTAGGCCCATTCGCGGTTATGGATCGAGTTCTCGATACTGTAACTCAGGAAGCAAAACCAGAAGACGGGGCTGAATTCACTGTTTACAAGATGGTTCCTGTTCGATATCGAATGGAATGTCAGGAAGATGGTTCTGTTCATTACAATATTGTCGAAGATAAGAAAGAAGAAGAGTAGATACTTACTCTTTCTGTTGTTCTTCTGCAGCAGTATTGTTTGTGCGGATTTGCACGGAGTTAGGTCTTCGTTCCTTCTGGGGAACATATGGAAGGATAAGACAAGTACCTCATTATTGTACCTCTCTGACTCTTGGTCAGCAGAAGAAAGGAAGCATCACAGAGACAGGCTATTAAATAATGGTGATACCCATATAGACCTCTATGCAAAGGCTACCAGAGGGCATTTGGCAGGTGGTACGGTAAACCCTAACAGCGACTTCCTGTTCAGACTGAGAGAGTTACGCGCAGAGGGATTAGAGCCTGTATTGTGGTTAATACCAGAGTCAAAGAACGGTGACCACAAAGCATCAATGGCTGAACACTTTGCCTTTATAGACAAGACAGTCTCAAGCTACAATAAGGAAGCATCAGCCTACGTTGTCTGCCTTGAATGCGATGAGATGTTCTCTCCTGCTGAAGTGAACCAGATGGTGAGACACATCAAGAGCAAGACAGATAGGCCAATAGCAGTTCACTTGGCCCCCGGAGTTGGGGGATTCAAGAGAGACACTTCATATTACGCAGAGGCTGATTATATCTACTTGCAGTTTGGTGATCACCTGTCTGGGGATTATGTGGCTGACACAGAGATGGCAGTAGCCATGCTGAAAGAGGCAATGAAGTTGGGTAAGCCTGTTGTTGCTAACGAGTATTCTCTTTATTCGGAAGGAGCGCAGGCTAAAGCCCTTGGTGATCGGTTATGCGCTGAAGGGGCTGTTGGGACTGGTAACGGCAGGAATATTAATTTCTGTGGTCAGCTTCCCGATAAAAAGAAAACTGATTATGCGCCTATAGCGCTTGGTGCTATTGCGATTGCTGGACTTTTCATGATTGATAAAGGGTTTCCTGTTGTGATGGAATATAATGGTGATTTATCTGTTGAGTATATACCTAGAACAGGATTTGGTTTTAAAGCTGAAGAGGAGAGAGTTTTGATAACACGCAGGTGGGAATTCTGATGGCTCGTGATTATGTTCTTGAGCGTAAAGCTGAAGGTGTTCAAAGAAGAAGGGATAGGGCTGGTCGTAATACGGCAAGAAGAAGGGCTATTGCATCTGGCAAAGTAAAGAAAGGAAGTTCTAAGGATGTTCATCACAAAGATGGGAATCCTAAAAATAATTCTCCTAGTAATTTAGCAGTGGTATCAAGAGGTCCAAATAGAAATAAAAGCCCCGGAAGACCAAAAGGAAAGAAAGATAGTAAGCCGAGGAGGAAACGTGGCAAAAAGTAAATTTGCAACTTTGTGGACACCGATAATGAGTCGTCGTGTAGAGGCTCTCTTTGATCAGGGTGGCGCTGTTGTTGAAGCTGCTCGTCTTATAGGCATTGATCGCTCCACATTTCATAGATGGGAAAAGACCACAGATAAAGAGAAGAACGGTTTTAGAGAGATTGCCAGAGTGGGACGAGAAGCTGCTGAGGCTTGGTGGTTGAGGCAGGGGAGAGAGAATCTTGAGAATAGGGCGTTTAACTATGGCGGCTGGATGATGAATATGCAGAATCGCTACGGGTATTTTACCTCTCACGGGAAGAAAGAAGAGAAAAAAGAAATCGAGCATACGGGAACTGTAGAAGTTAAAAAGAAAGTTGATGTCGATACTATTTTAAAGAAAGCTTTAAATAAAGGCATCGAAGAATTGGAAAAGAGTATACATTAGGGGGTGTAATGGTTTCGACAGAAAGAAAAGTTAACTCCCTTTCTGGAAGCGGGTCCGATTCCCGCCACCTCCACCAGAGGATTTAATGATGGCACGTAGAGAGATAGGTGTGGCTGTTGATATGCTAAGGAGTAGGAATGAAATGGCGCGAGAATATGGAGCTATGTATGATCCAAGATATTCTGATTTTCCTAGCACTGGAATGAATATCGGGTCTCAAACTCCTTATGGAGGACAGTGGGGAGGAATGAGTTCTCCTGTTGTTGTAAATGCTGGAGTTACGCAAGCAGAAATTCTTGGCAATTGGGGGCCGACTCAAAATTATGAAGGAACGCCTCTTCATCCTTATGGGCCAAATGATCCTAACACTCCTTCCTCTTTTGATTTCCTTAATACTGATCCTCGATTTATGACGGGTGAAGGACCGTGGGATTCAGGAACAAGACCGGGTTATTATGTTCCGGGAAAGGAGACTGATGAATACGTTCCTTTTGATAATTATGAGTCTGTTCCTCCCATTCAGACTGATCCGGGCGTTTATCAAAATGAGTTTGTCCCTTCTCAAGACAGGGGGGCTCCAG